AAGCCCGAGAACGACGGACTGGAGATCCGCATCGCCGTATGTTCCACGGACGATGATTATTGCCAGGCGGTACAGGTCGGCAGCAACTACGCCTCTGATAACGGCAGCACCGTGAAGCGCGAAGCGCTCCGCATGGCCAGACAGGAGGCTAGGAAGCCCGAGAACGACGGACTGGAGATCCGCATCGCCGTATGTTCCACGGACGATGATTATTGCCGGGATGAGATCATTGTCCGGGGAGGCTCGAGGAACTAAGCCGCGGGCGGGACAAACCGCCGGGCATAGGAGATAAAATCATGAAAAAGTTTTACGCAGTCGATGGTTCTTTCCGCACCTCTTTTGCCAGTGAGACCAAGCTCAACGAACACCTTTTCAAGCACCCGTCCGCTAAGCCCTTGATGATCCACGAGTGGGCTTCCGATGAGCTGCGGATCAACGTCTGCGACAGTCAGCCCACCATCACCTCCGAAGTCGGCGTCCAGTACCCGCTGGAAGTCGCCATCGAGCGCAACTGGGATAGGATCGTGCGCGCCGCCCGGATGTTCGGCATCTCCGGTTACAAGATCAAGAGCGTGCACATCCAGCGCGAAGACGCCAAGTGCGTCATCACCATCCAGGGCTGGGACAGCTCCGAGTGTCTGGTGGGCTTCGCCCCTGAAAAGAACTGGTCTGACGAGAAACTGTTGACTCGCACGGTGGTCTTTAACGGTGTGGAGGACGGCGACCTGCATTCCGATGATTTCATGGCCGATCTCACCAAAAAGTAATTAACCAAGCCCCGCCGGGCGAGCCAAAGCCCGGCAGAAAGGATCTCCGCATGGTCTCCACCGATCTTCCCATCTATGACCGGGCCGTCGCCCGCTATCCCTTTCTTTCCTCCGTGCAGGATGCGAAGCTGTTCTGCCAGACGCTCTGCCACCTGGCCGCCGTCCCGTCCGTCACCCCCATGGAGTATTTTTATGTCGCCAATGTGGCGGGCGGCGGGGAATGGGGGAAAGGCCCTTCCGACCACGCCGCCCCCCGTTTCCGCGGCGCAAAGTCGCCCATTGCCGCCGCTCGCATAGCGGCAGGCATGACGCAGGCCCAGCTGGCAGAGGCAATCGGCTGCAAACAGCTCACCATTTCCCGCTGGGAGCGTGGGGAGTTCTCTCCCAACGTCTCCGCCCTGCAGCGGCTTTCCGATGTGCTGGGTTGCCCCATGGAGGATCTTCTGCCATAAAAAAAAGAGCCGGGGAATGATCCCCGGCTTTTACTTTGCCTTTTTTTCTTCCAGCTTTTCCCACATATGCGCCACCACGCACCGCCGGGCATAGTGATACCCGCAGCAGCAGCGCCGCATATGTTTTTCCTTCTGCGCTTCCGTCTCAAACTTGTGTTCCAGCTGGCTTCCCGACGCGAATCCCATGCAGACAATCGCCCGCGGACGCTCCCGCAAAAAGTACGGACAGATGCAGCTTGCCGCCGCTCTGGTGTTGGGCATATCCTTCTCCTTTCTTCCCAAGGCATGGAGTGGGCCGACATGGGGGCTTCGCCCCTCACCCCACCGGGGCTGCGCCCCGGACCCCTTTTTGGCTACAGCAATAAGGCCGCTTCGCGGCATGGCCTCATTCCTTTTTCGGTTTTGCTTTCTTTTTCGGCTCTTTCAGGTACTGCGCATAGGTGGAGATGTTTCCGAAGCGGTCGCTGCGGATGGTCCATTCCGGCAGCAGCCGGTAGCCGGGCAGTTTCCTGGGCTGTCCCACGGGCACCCGCTTCACCTGCTTCTTCGTCACTTCCGGCTGCTTCAGGTTCCGGCTGGCGTGCCAGCGGCGCTGCCATTTCCGGCGTGGCTGCTTCAGATTCTCTCCGTCCTTGCGGCCCTTCTTGGGCTTTTGTTCCCGGCACAGGTAGTTCGCCAGATCCCGGAACCCCTCGCTGTCGTCCACCAGGCTCATCACCACCCGGCCCCGGTTTCCCCACAGGCCCTGCACCTCTTCCAGCGTCAGCCCGCTGTTCATCACCAGGTGGATGTGCCAGTGTCCCTGCTTTTCCACCACCGCAAAGCGCTTCAGGGGTTCCAGCCCCTTCTTCTTCCGCAGCCGCTCAATGCGCAGGTACAGGTTCCGCTCCTCCCGGTACGCTTCCGCTTCGCTGACTTCGCCTTTAAGGGTCAGCGTCACAAACAGGTCTCCCGCTTCCCGGCTGAAGTTGCACCGCAGGATCCGCGCCGCCTGCATCCGGGCTTCCAGGTCGTTCTTCGCCGCCTGCTCCTCGTCGGACTCCCGCTCGTTGCAGCCCCGGTCGATCCTCCGTCCATCCCGGGTGGCAAAGTAGGTCAGCACTTCCAGCACCTTCCCAGAGCGGATCTGCTTCTCGTAGTACGGCATCTTCCCGGCCTCCTGCATCTTCTTCCAAATGTGCGAATACTTAATCGTCTTTACAAGGTGTCAAAGGGACTTCCGTCCCTTGATCTTGTTGAGTTTTCGGCGCTCTCTGCGCCCTGTTTCGTTTCTGACTTTCTTTGACTTTTCGGAACGTCCCGCAGCTGTTTCTTCATTATATAGGGCTTTGCATTCCGCACTGATCGTCCCGGATCCCCGCCGTGGTCTTGAACACGGCGCAGTCCTGCGCCTTCCCGGCCCGGTAGTGGCAGCAGGTCACGCAGCAGCCCGGCGCTTCCGGGTGCTTCTCCGCTTCCGTCAGCTCCCGTTCCGGCGCCTCGAGGGTGGCGAAGGCGTACCCGCACTCCGTACAGATACGCCTCCGCTCATATCCCTCCGCCCGGTCCATTCGGTACACGATGGGCGACGGCCCGCCGCATCTGGGGCAGCGGATCATGGTTTGCCCTCCAGATACGTCTTCAGCACCTCCGCCGCGGCTTCCCAGCCGTGGCACAGGCTGACGGCGTACCCCTGGGCCAGCAGGGCCTCCATCCACGCGGTCTGCTCCGGCGTGGCCCTGCCGCTCTTTTCCCGCTTCAGCTCGATGTACAGCCCGTGGCATTCTCCCCGGCTCACCGGCAGGCACAGATCCGGCACGCCCTTCTTCAGCCCTTCCGCCTTCATCCGCGCTCCCGCGGCCCGGCTCCGTTTCCCCTCGTTAGGGATGTGATACAAAAGTTCCAGCTCCGGCCACTTCCCGCTGGCCATCCGCGCCCACTGGAACAGGCGCTGCTGCTCGGTGCTCTCTGTCGGCTCTGACAGTTTCACATTCTTCATCGTCATTTCTCTCTGGCTTTCCAGCCGATCTGCAAATGCATCGTCGGGTCTTCCAGTTCGATCCCATCCTTTTGTAGGGTCATTTTCCATTTCAGGTAGTCCTGCCTCGCTATCGCGTAGGCTTTCTGCACGCCTGTTCCCTTTGGCAGCGCCAGCACGTTCCCAAATGTCCGTTTCTGGAGCTCCGTTTCAACGATGATCCGATTTTTCATTTTCCGTTTCCTCGTCCATTTCCCGGTATCTCAGGTCATATTCCCTTTTTCCAAGCTCCGCCATGATCTGCATGTCCTCATACACCAGAGGGTTTCTTGCCCAATAGGTGCTCGTACCAATCACCGCCCGCAGCAGGAAGCCGCTTCTGGCTACCATCACGTGGCCTCCGTCGTACTCCCGCACATACAAGTTCACGTCTTCTTCGTTTTCCAGCGGTCTCAGCGTATCGGGGTTGATGGTCAACAGGTTCTCCCCGGCCTTGTACATCTGATATACGCCCCCGGCGGTCCTCACCATAAAGCTGGCAGCCTCCGCCAGCTCGTCCGTCTCGTCCACGTCCTGCAGGTATTTCGGTACCGTCTCCACATCCATCTCATAAATGTGGTAGTCGTTCCGTTTGTCCTCCGGCACGTCCAGCAGCGTGTACAGCATGTCTGGCGTCACCAGCCCCAGCCCGTCCAGCGGGTAGATGCATCCGCCGATTTGCAGCCACTGCCTGTCCGGCCGCGTGATGATCGTCCCCAGCCTGTCCTTCTTCAGCAGGTTCCACACAGCGCTCATTTTCATTTTCTTTTTCTCGCTTTCGTCTCCATATAATCCACAATATTTTTGATCGTCAGCACGGCCCAGTAGGCGACGATCCACGGCCACACGTTCCGCCCAGCAGCCAGCCCCGCGCACACGGTCAGGGCGATAGCCGCCAGCGCCAGCACCAGCAGGGCGGATAGTCGTTTTGGGGTCATGTGGGTTCCTCCTTCGGCGGTTCCGGCTGGTGGTTCCGGCAGGGGCATCCAGTGGGTGACGCCCATGGTAATAACCTTGTTCAGTTCCACGTCGATGAACCCCTCCTCACAGACATACGCCATCGTAACAGCATTCTCATAGTTAATTGTGCTCGTCACATTCATGGTGCAACAAACCAAGACATAGTCTTGTTGTTCCCTCTCCGGCAGCCTGTCCTTAACGCTGATCCAGTCCATGCTCATTCCTCCCACTTTTCCGCCTTCATCTGCTCCGGCGTAGGCTTCCGGGGCCAGCAGCGCCACAGTATGCCGTAATCGCCGCATACAGATATTCCGCATATCCTCGCCCGATTGTCTTGTATTCAGCTAAGCTTTCGCCGGGCGAGAGATTGATCTGCGCAATACAGACCTTGCCCATGGCTTCGAGCCATACAGGGTCTTCGCTTGCGGTGGCTTCATCCAGCGTCAGGGGCCTCATTTCCGGCTCGGCGCGGTGGAGGGCGGCGGAAAAGGCTTCCACCGGCGTCTTTTCTGTCGGACCTGTGGCGTTACATTCCCAGCATTCGTACCAGTAGATTCCTTCATTGTTTTCATTGAGACGGGTCTCCGCCCCGCAATAGGGGCACTTCGGCGTTTCCATTATTTTCAATTCCACCCTTCCGGCTTTTTACAGCGTTCAAATTCGATGACCCAGACCCATGGATTCGCGTCCCAGCCGTATTTCTGTAGATCGGCTTTTTTGATTGTGCTGTTCCAAAGATTTTTCCATTCGACAAGCGCTATTTCCATATCCCCACAGGTAGCTGCTATGGAAGTGATCCCCTCTGCACTGATTCCATCTGCCTTAATATCCTGCAAAAACTCAACCCGTACTTCCTTCACTCGAAGGAAAATTCTAGCGGCTTGTTTCGGCATGTGGATGGAGGGATACCAGCGGGCTTCCTTTGCCACATCGCAGTTCGGATCGTCGGCTTTGTATATGTAGTGGATTCCGTCGATGGGCCAGTTCGGGTAAATGCCGCACTTGTCCGTGGTACTCCACGTCTCCCGAACCCAGAGGATGTCCCCCCGCTTATAAGGCGGCCTCACATCCTCAATGGCCCGCAGCTTCAGCGTCGTGGTTCCGTCCGAATTTCGGACGGTATGCACTCCTTCTATCAGTTTTTCTTCTTCCACCAGTCTGGTTCCGTATTTGTCAGTGCGCATCGCAAGACGCGTATTGTTGTATTTCTGTTTCACCAACCGCCGCGTCTGCGTTTTCTGGCCAGCCAGAATGGCCCGTACCATATCGGTGTTAAACAGGATTGGTTTGCAGATCATTTAGCATCCCCCTCCCCGCTCGGCTTCGGCGGCGTTATACCTGCGTCCTCATACTTCTTGAGCCTATCACGCACATGTCCAAATCCGCTCAAAGCGGCATAAATCGTAGCAATCGGGCAGCCGTCAAACACGCAATCGCACAAAAATTCGTCCTTTGCTTCGTCGCTCATCGGATTTAATGTCACGCACCCGCGTTCCTTACACAACATCAAACAAAAATCCGTCGTCTGCATTTCTGTGCCGCCATGTCGGATGTACTGCCAGCCATCCTTGCCGTATACCAGATTCATCACGGTTTCGAAGTTGTTCTTCGGATGATCCGTCGTCAGTCTGTTCATTTCGATTTTCCCTCCCCGTCCATCTTCGCGCCGCACATGGGGCAATAACGGAAGCTATAAGCAGCTGCATCATAATGGCACTCAGAGCAACGGCAAAGCACTGAACCATGTATGCCGTTACTCTGCCACCGCCCATGCACCACAGGCACAGCGTCAACGGCGGGAGCATCCACCACGATCCTTCGCACGTCCAGCGACAACACGGTATCATTTTTCGGCAGGCTGTCCAGCAGCTTTCCCCGGCTAATCAGATCTTTCATTTCCCGCCCCTCCAAACAAAGCTCTCGCTGTCGTGGCACTCATAGCACGTGCAATGGTGCTCGCAGTCCGCACAGTCGCAGCCGCACCGCTCATCCAGCGTGTTGTTGATGCAGCTGTCGCATGGGTAGCCGCTCAGCGCCGCCCGCAGGATATCCTCCGCCGCCATGCGTTTCAGCCTGGCGATCTCTTCCTCATACCGCAGCCCCGCGCCTTTGTAGGCTTCCAGCGCTTCCGCCCACGCCCGCAGCCGCTCCGGCTGTTCTTCCTTTTCTCCCTTCAGCCGACGGATCCAGCTCTCCGTCAGAAGCTCCGCCATCTTCTCCGTTTCTTCCTGTCGTCCGCCCCGTACCAGCGGCCCCATCTTCCCGCACTTCAGGCACCGGTACGATACCCGCCAGCCCTCCTCCATGGGGTTGTTCACCACCATCCGGGTCATGGGCTGTCCGCACTTCGGGCAGGTCAGCCTTTTCTGGTCGTTCATGTCCCTTCCGCCTCCTTCGGCAGGTACATGGCCAGCGCTTCCCGCGCAAAGGCCTGCGCCTGTTTCTTTTTCACCTGCTTTTTGCACTCTTCGTCGCAGATCTTCGTCAGCGCCAGCTTGTACACCCGGCACGGTTCCGGGCACTTCATACAGTCTCCGCCGCAGCCCAGCTCCAAAAGTTCGTGGATCTGCATCCTGCGCAGCCGCTCCATGCCGTACTCGCAGGGGCTTTCGCACTCTACGCAGGCGCCCAGGTTCAGCATCCATCTGTGCCCTTCCATTTTGCGTTCCGGCACCCTTCGCCCCTTGTAATCCACCGCGTAGCGGGCGTTGTAGCACAGCGCTCTTTCCAGCGTCTTTGTGCTTCTGATTTTTCGGGGGTCGGTAGTGCTGCGGTTGGGCGCGGTGACCGTGTCCGAGGCAAAGACTTTAGTCCCCAGTGTGATCTGTTTGGACATCTGGCCCGGTGCCGCGTGCAGAAAATCCTTTCCCATCACCACAGAAACCACCACTTTGCAAAGGCATAGACGCACATGGCAAATACCGCCACGTACAAGATCGCCACCTGCCACGTCTTATCCGGCGGGCACACCGGCTCCGCCATCTTCATCAGCTTCCGCTTGTATCTGCGCAGGTTGAGCCCCGTCCTGGGCACAATTTCGATCCCGTGATAAATGGCCGTCCCCGTCCATACTTTCAGCGCCGCATGACGGCGGTACGCCGCTTTGGTCCCTATCATGTCAGTGCCTCCTCGCAATTCGCAGCTGTCCGTCCGCCGTCCGCTCCATGCCCGGCGGCACTTCGTCCGCCCGACGCTTCCTCCGCACGGGCTTGTCCTGGGGGAATTGCCGCAGCTTCTGTTCCTCCGCCCGCCGCTGCACCCAGCGCTCCAACCGGCTCTCCGTGGTGCGCAGCTTGGGCCTTGGGCCGCCCGGGCGCTTGCTCACGCTCAGGCATTCGATCTCCCCGCTCTTCATCAGGTCCTGCACGGCCCGCTCCGTCAGCCCCAGCAGCTCCGCAGCCTCCGCCGCCGTCAGCAGCCGCTCCATTTTGGCAGCTCCTTCCCATCAAAAAAGATCTCATCCCGCGTCACGCCGTAGTGCTCGCAAAAGGTTTCGATCTCTCTTGACTTAAAGTCATTCAGCCTGATCCGGCGGTAGAGCGTCGAATACGCCATTCCCAGCACCTCCGCCGCGTCCTCCATGGTCTCGCCCTTCAGGAATACCGCCGCCTTGAACCGCTCTTTGTTGAACATTCCGTCCGCCTCGTTTCTATTTTTGGCCCGCTTTGGGCTTTTTCTCTGGTGTAGGCCCTCTTAAAGCGCCGGTGACGTACCAGATCTCCGTGCGCCAGAGGGCCGCCCGCCCCGAAAGATGGTGAAGGGGTAGGGTCTGGGTCATGCCCCTAGGAGGTAATGACACGTCCCATGCCTGAGACGTTACCCGGGTGTGTCCAGCCCGGGGTTGGTGGGGCTGGCTGGGTACGAGCCAGCAATCATCCAGCGCCATGGCCGCTGGATCAGCCCCATGTGTGGCGGGAATCCCCGAACCCGCCGTGCCTTACTAGTCTGCCAGTACAGACTCTTTCAGGCTTCTCGCTCTGCCGCATACTGGTTGCCCAAGGAGAGGGATTACTGTTGCTTCTTGACCACACTGCCTTTCGGCTGGCGCTCCATGACTTATCCGCGGGGATCGAACCCGCACCATGCGATCAAGCCGCTTCGGCGCGTTACCGCCATCTGGTTGTTAACCCGGCTAAGACAGCCGGAGCTTGTGGGGCGGGCCGGAGTTGCACCGGCACACACGCTTTTCGCCCCATGTGCCCGTCTTTCCGGGCTGTCCGCTGTCTTTCCAGCTGCCACACACATTGGAGGTTCCCAATTCAATGGGACTGACAACCGGCGCGTTGACCAGACGCGCCGCTGGTGGGGCGGGCGGGCGTCGAACCCGCACCTGCACTCTTTAGCACAGCCGCGCGCATGTGAGTGCCGTTCTTTCCCTGATGAACTCCCGTCCCATATCCGGCTCCGAAGAGCCGGTCACGCCTTCTTCCCGTCCTCCGCCTTCGCCGTGGCCGCCGCGTGGGCGCACCAGCCCAGAATAAACTGCTTCTCCGGCTCCTTCAGCCGCGCGATTTCCTGCAGAATGGCTTCCTTCTCTTTGGCTGTCATATTCTCACTTCCTTTTCTCGGTGCTATAATGTCCTCATCATCTTCAAAGGAGGTCTTTCCATGGTCTTAACTCCCCAGCAGTTCGATTCCCTTGCGGATGCCTTTCAGGCGTTCTATGACGCGCTCCCCACATCCGATGTGTCCTACGTCAACGCTTTCCTGTCTCGTCTCGCCCTTCCCGGTTACCAACTATCCTCCGGCGAAATCCTGAACTGCCGCATGGCGTTGGAGTTCTACATTTCCCGCTATCCGCTCTCGGCGGATCCGCAAAGGGCGCTCCTGCCGCTCTTTTCCCTTGTCCCGCGCTTCTGAAGTTTGTCTCCATAAATCGGATCGCCAGCTCCTGCGCCTCCGTCATGCTGTCACCTCCGTTTCTTACTTTCGCAAACATTATACTTTACGTAAATAATTTTGTCAACAAAAATATTTGCGAAAATAATTTTTTGTGCTATAATCATTTTCGAAAGGAGGTCAGCCCTTGAAAGATCGCATTCGAAAAATACTGGATGATAACCATATCACCCAAGCCGAGTTCGCCCGGCGGATCGGCATTCAGCCGCCTACTATCAACTTGTGGCTGAAAGGTGCGCGTGAGCCTACCGAAGCACTCAAACGCAATATCTGCCGCGAGTTCAACATCTGCCGGGAATGGTTGGAGTTCGGCACCGGGGAAATGCATCCCGAAGCCCCCGGCTGGGATGAACTGGTCTCCCGCGTCATGCGCGGCGAAAACGACTTCGCCCGCCAGACCATGGCCGCGTTCTGCGCCCTCAGTGATGATCAGTGGCAGCAGCTCCGCGATATCCTCGACACCCTCAAAAAGGCGGGCCTCTAAGGCTCGCCTTTTCTCTTGCTTTTTTCCCTTTTTCGGTATACAATGTGTGTCAGTTCTGATACTATTCCAAAATTATGGAGGGGTTGCCGCAATGATTTTCAAAAGACTTCGCGCCTTTAGAAATTCCCACGTTCTTCTTTCGCTTTGTTCTCAGATCATCAGACGCTATGAGTATGGTTGCGTCTCATCCTGCAAGGACGATCTCCTTCAGGCAATAAAAACCGCCGTCAAAGCAGATCCATCTATTGCATCTTGGGAAGACGAAACAACAAACTACGAAAAATTAGCTCACGTCTGCATTGCCAATAAAGCCTTCGATCTGCTCGCAAGCGGTCGCTATCATATTTATACCGGCACGCTTAACCCTGTTGGTTGTGCCCCCAGTCTTCTAAGGGTCTATACTGCGGCGATAAGCTGGGCCTGCACCAATCGCTTTATCACCGAGGAAGAACGCGACCAGCAGCTCGCGCTTCTTTCAGATCGTATTGCTTCCGTTGGCTGACAAAAAGGAGCCGGTTCCCCGGCCCCTTCTTTTTATTTCCCCGTTTCAAAGATATCCTTTACGATCCTGTACACATATTTCAGCAGCCTTTCGTTCTCTATCTTCTCCAGCATCCTGCAGATGGCCTTTCGATACTTCATCTTGCTTCTCCGTTTCTTTTTTGTAGAACATCCTCGTCATCTTGTACAGGGTTTTCAGGTTCCTCCTGCTCCGAATGGCCTTCAGCATCTGTACAGTTTCTTCCTTCCAGTCCATTTTCCCGCCTCCTCCTTGCATTTGTTTCATTTTTGATATACAATATTTTCAGCGTATCACCTGTCATTTACAGGCATACCACATTCGCCCCGTTCCTTCAATCGGCAAATCCGGGGCGCTTCATCCGTTCGACAAAATTTATGCGAAAGAGGGATTCTTATATATGGAGCATTCGTTTCCGAATCAGGCAATTCCCGTTGATATGGACGCTCTCCGGACGCTCATCAAGGCCCGTCTTTCCTTCTGCGGACTAACCGTCCAGAATCTTGCCGATCATACCCAGATCCCAAAGGGTACGCTCGACAATTTTCTTTCCGGCTCGACCACGCCTTCCTTCGACCGGGTCTTTCTGGTCTGCTCCGCTCTTGGTATCTCGCTGGACGAGCTGGCCGGTCTCCGCTCCCCGGAGTCTCCCAGCGACTCTGGCTACAGCGCCGAGTACGTCCGCGAAATAGACGCCCTGCACCAGCGGACTCTTGCCGAAATGTCAGACGCCCACAGATCCGAAAACGCCGTCCGGGAAGATCACCTTCACTCCCAGCATCAGGAACTTCGTGTCTGGCGGGCCGTCGCTCTTGCTGCGCTTTTCCTTCTCACCCTGTTTTTCAGCTGGTTTTTGTGGGATGTTACCAACGGCGGACGGGGTCTCATCCGCTATAGCAGCCTGCTGGTCAATGCTTTCCAAAGGGGGTAATCTTCCGTGCCCCGTCAAACCCTCAAGCAGCGCCCGGACGGACGCTTCCGCTGCAAATACAAGGGCCTTGAGTTCTACGGCTCCACCCAGTCCGAGGCCCTTGCCGCCCGCGAGGCCTACAAGCGGCAGGAGGAATCCGGCCTTCGCCGCGAAGCCGCAGGCGTCACCGTCCAGCAGTACGTCTCCCGCTGGCTCCCGGCCTATCGCTCTCAGTCCAACCCCGCCGCCTATAATCAGTACGTCAACATACTGGAACGTTTTTGTTCCTTTGTCGGCCAGGATGTTCCGTTGCAAAGCATCACTAAGACCGATATTGCCGAATATTATAACAGTCTCTCTGAACTCAGTCATTCCTACATTTCAAAGGCAAAGGGTTTGATCCGCGCATTTTTTTCCGATGCAGTAGATGATCGTGTCATTCCGTCCGATCCCGCCCGCTCCGTCAAGCCTCCCGCCGGGACTACCGGTACTCATCGGGCTTTGGAGCCTTGGGAACGTCAGCTCGTTCATGAAATGGTGGGTCATCGTTTCGGCATCGCCGCCATGCTCATGCTTTACGCGGGCCTCCGCCGAGGGGAAGTTCTGGCCTTCAATATTGACCGTGATATAGACTTCTCTTCCGGTCGCATCTATGTTCGGGAGGCTGTTTCCTTTTCTGATGGGATTCGCGGCAGCACCAAGTCCCCCAAAACTTCCGCCGGGGTTCGCTCCCTTCCGCTTTTTAATCCGCTTCGTTCTGTTTTGGAGGGCAAGCATGGTTCTGCCTTTCAGGCCCAGAACGGCCAAACAACCCTTTCCGCCTTTGATCGTGCTTGGGAAAGCTACATTACCGACATGGAAACCAAGCTCAACGGCTGCCATAAACGCTGGTATGGCAAGACCAAAGAGCATAAACAGCTTCTGGCGGAAGGTAAGCTCCTTCCATGGCGCAGCATTACCATTCGCACCCACGATTTCCGCCATTCCTTCTGCACCATGTGCTGCGACGCTCATGTGCCTATCGAAGTTCTGATGCAGTGGATGGGGCACAGCGATGATAAGATGATCCGCCGCATTTATGATCACGTTACCGATCTTCGCCGCATTGAAGCAGAATCCCGGACTGCCTCTTATATCGACCAACTAATATGTAAAGGGGTCAAAACGGGGGTCATTTGAATTTTTCAAGGTAAAAAATCCTTTATTTTCAACGATTTTATAAATCACAAGTATTTACCTACGAATCAAAAGGTCGTGGGTTCGAATCCCGCCGGGCTCACCAAGAAAACCCGCAAACCACAACGGTTTGCGGGTTTTCTCTATCCATTTTCCCTTTCCCAATATCTCCCGTTTTCCCCCGTTTGACCCCCGTTTCTGCACCCTTTGGGGGTCAAAACGGGGGTCAGAATTTTGGGGTCAGCGGCTGCGCATTTCGTCCATCATGCGCTGGATCATTTCGCGCTCGCTCTGATGGGTCGCCCGCTGCTTCAGCCGTTCCAGCTCTTCCATCATGTCCTCGCCGCCCCGGCTGTAGCCGTCGCGCCCGGAGTAGCCTCCGCCCTGATTGCCGCCCTGGCCGTCCCGGCTGTAGTGGCCCTGCACGTAGTGCTCGCCCCGGCCAACGTAGCTGTTGCCACCGTCGTTGTAGCGGCCATAGGTCCCGCGGGCTTCCCAGCCGCCCGCGCGGCTGTACCCGCCGTCTTCTTCCAGCATCACGATCTTGTCAATGTTCTTGATCGTGTCCGTCAGCTTGTGGGCCAGATCCAGATCGCCCATGGACAGGTTCTCCTTCTCCGCCAGTTCTTCCAGCTCCCGGCAGAGCATTTCCTTCAAATTATGCAGCGCTTTCATGTTCGCTTCTCCTTTCCTTACGCTTCGCGGGTGACGATGAGGTTTGCGTTCTGCACCTCAATGCTCACGCCGCTGGTGTTCTCCACGGCCACCGTCACGCAGCAGCCTGCCGGAACGTCAATAAACGTATCCACGCAGACGTTGAAAAACTGCTCCACCGCCGCAGGGGTCACAATGGCCTTGCTGGCAGGGAGAGGTTCCCCGGCAATGGCAATCGCGACGGAGATCGGCCCAGCCGTACCGCCCGCCGGAAGGGCGATATTGCCGCCGAAGGTCACGCGGAATCGCGCCTTGCACTGGTTCGTCAGGCCCCGGAGGGTCACAACGCCGCTGCCTTCCCGGTGTACGATGCACCGGGAGGGGCACACCGGCGTTTCCGTCAGGATTACGTTCTGATTGCTGGCCACCGTTTGGATGGTCGCGTTTGTAAATTCCGCCATGTTTCACACCTCCTTCAACGGGACAGCCGGGGACTTTTGGCTGCTACACATGTTCAGCTTCAACAATTCGCCCATTTTTTCATAGTAGTCTGGCTTTTTGTCGTATAGCGGATTCAGTTGGCACACCATCCAAACATAGGATGACAAATCCGTTATTGGCAATTTGTCTAGGTCAATCCGCAACAGGTGTTCCGTCAGACGTTCCTTTACTTCCTCGAAATCCTTGTTCATTTTCATTCTCCTTTCAAAAAGCGGCGAGGGATATTTCCCCCGCCGCAGATCGTCAGCACCGGCCTTTGCCGGTCATCCCGTCAGGGCGGGAAGCTGTGTCATGCACTTGTCAGCCGTTGCAGAGCTGCGGGCCGCAGCAGTACGGATTGGGCACCGTGTATGCCGGGATGGGGCCGGGCCGCAGGGTCTGCACCAGATACTGGTTCTGCGCCGCCTGGCTGGCCGCCAGCTGCAAACCGAAGATCTGCTGGTTCTGGGCCGCGATCTTCTCGTCCTTGGCCTCGATCCGCTGGGCCGTCAGCGCGTCCAGCACCGCCCGCGCATTGGCGTTCTGGTTCTCGATGATATCCCTGGTTCCGTTCTGCATCGTGTTGCGGATCTCGCAGGCCTGATTGGCCATGTTGTAGTTCACGCCCTGGATGGCCGTCTGGGTCTTGCAGCAGCATTCCGCCGCCTGCATGGCCATGTTGTTCAGCTGCTGCATCAGCGCCGCCTGCTGGTTGGAGCGGGAAAGCTCCGCCTGCCCAAAGCCGTTCGCCATCTGCATCTGCACGCCGTTGGTCAGCTGCGCCTGCTGATAAAAGCCGTTGCACAGCCCGTTGTTCACGCTGTCGATCTTGCGCTCGATGTTCGCAAAATCGCTGGTCAGCACGTAGCCGTCCATGGCCGTACCCTGACCGCCGCGAGCGTTTCCGCCCCAGCCGCCTCCCCAGCCGCAGAACACAAACAGGAACAGGATGATGATCCACCATGCGCCGTTTCCGCCGAACATGCCGTCGCCGTTGTTATTCCTCCCCGTGACCGCCGCAAGGTCGGCAGGGGACATGCCGTTTTCCATCATGTTTCTTTTCTCCCTTCTTTTATATGCTTCATCGTGGCCACGATTACCGCCGTCGTTATTGTCCGCCCAGTAAGCTCTGGAACATCTGCGCCGCCTGCTGCAGCTGGTCAAGCTGCTGCTGGCTCATCTGCCCGGTGCGCAGCAGCTTTTCCACCTCCGCTTTCGGATCACCCGTGAAACTTTGGCGGAATTTTTGGAACTGCTGTACCATGCTCTGAAATTGTCCCATGGGGCCTGGCATCTGCGCCCCCATGCCGCCCAGCTGCTTAAACAGTGGGTTCATCTGTCGCCGCCTCCTTCTTCGCCCGCGCCGGGCGCTTCACCAGTTCTTCCACCCGGTTCTGCAGGGCTTCAAAGTCCTTCCGGGTGACGTATTCCGCCGCCGCCTCTTCCGGGATGGGCGCAGCCTTGCGCTCCTGATAGTCAAAGACCCGCATGGAGGGCATCCCAGCCGCGTCACAGCTTTTCAAATAAAAGCACTGGCGCTCGCTGTCCATCAGCAGGACGCTGGAACCATTTGCCACCATGTAACTTTTGGCCCCAGCCTCGCCCTGCACCCATACCAGCCCGCCGCCGTTCTGCTGCTGCCCCTGCTGCTGCATCTGCATGGGCTGATTCTGGCCCATCCGCATCTGCGCCAGCTGATCCGGCGCGGCCCCGTAATAGCCGCCCCCAAAGCCCGGCTGCTGATACCCATATCCAAACATGGCTCAGTCCTCCTTCTGCCAGTAGTACACCGGCGTTTCCTGTCCGCTGTCCCAGCTGTCCCACCAGTCTCCATCCACCGCGCATACCACGTGGCCGCTGATGGCCAGCACGTACACCCCGGACGGATGTTCCCGGCAGAACGTCTCCACCGTGTAGCAGTCCGGGCAGGTGTCCGGCAGCATGTGCCGCCGGAATCCCTGCCTTCTGAGGTACGCCCCCCACACCGCATTGGCGCTGGGCATATCGCAAAGCTCATACCCGGCTGCGCAGATCCCCGCGTAGGTCTCCTCCCACGTCTTTCCCGTGGCCCGGCTGACGGCTCGTATCACGCAGTCGCCCACTCGTTTTCCCCGCGGGTTTCGGTTATACTCCCGGTACATGCTCCGCTCCCTCCTGCCCTCATCATGCCAGCAACGGCCCCGTTTTTCGAGGAAAGCCCGGCGCATCTTTCCGGCATATTCCCGGCAAAAAAGGCGCAAAAAAAAGAGCCGCCCGAAGGCAGCTCTTCTATAAATGCCGTTCGATGGTATTTCGCCATCGTCTGACGATGTTCTGCACAGTTTTCCGGCTAATATCGAGTTCCTCGGCAATGGCTTCGTAGGGGATGCCGTCGAGGTACTTACGTTTTAGCGCGATCCTGTCTCTTTCGTTCAGGACCCATTCATCTATCACGCACTCGTATTCCTGCCGCCTGTGCTCCATGGGTTAGCCCTCCGCTACCTCGGCAGGATCGGTAGCGGAGGCTGCTTCAGGCGGTTTCTTAGGTTCGATTTTTGCTGCGCTCTCCTTGTCCGTCAGCCCTTCGGCGATGATGTACGCCAGCACGCCGGCGCCCGCCATGATGATGGCCGTGATCTGGCCCACCTGATTTTCCGTCATGCCGTTGGCCAGCAGCAGCATGGACACAAATTCCACGATAGCAGCCCAGAATTTCCGCGAGGTCAGTTTCCGCTTGATGTCTTCCCAAGTCATGTTTCCCACTCCTTTACGCCCGGAAGGGCAGTTTTTTCACCGTTTCCATGACGCGCTGGGCGCTTCCGTTGCCTCCGCGCTCACGGTAAGGTACGTACAGATAGTCGTTGAGGTTTTCAAACTCATCTTGCGTGATGTAGCCGCGCTCTATGTACTTCACCCCCAGGTAGCAGATACGGTCGTGGGCCAGCCCGATCAGCAGCTTCGTGTTTGCGTCCTTTTTGCTCGCCCTGTTTTGCATAAACGCCCAGAAGCCGGAGGAAGCCACCACCGAGCATACGACCGTTACAATCATTTGTACCCAATCCATTTTCATCAGCTCCGATCTGTTGTTGTGATTATCCCATGGCCAGAAATCCCGACATCATCCAGCCCCGCCGCCGGACGCCGTCAGTGCATCGGGCCCTGACCAGCGACCACTCGTTCCCCGGCTCCTCAATGGTCACGGTTTCCCCGTCCGCCACATTCCAGTACAGGTTCTCGCCCTGACTGGGCTTGTTCCTCAACTTCACCGGCAGCCCGTTCTCGGCGTACACCGTGGCCTCCGTCATGGGGTCGATGGGTTCCACCGGCAGGGGAGCGCTTTCCGCTTCCCACGGGCTGGCCCAGTGCGTCCAAGGGTAATCTCTGACCGGCTGATGCACCACGCCGTAGGCCGTGCCCCGGGCATGGACGCAGGTGCCGTCCCCCAGTGCGAGGCCGGTATGCTGCATGATGGTGCCTTTCTGGCGGTATAGGTAGACCACTTCGCCCTCCGGCAAGCTGTCAATGGTGCCCTTGCGCTTCCACGGGCCTTTCCGCCATTGGCTGGTTGCCCCGCTGGGCAACTCCACCCCCGCCGCCTTGGCAGCGTAGCGGGTCAGCTGAGCGCAGTCCCACACGAGCCGCCCGTCCCACTTGGCCCCGGTGACGAGGATATTCTGGGCCTGATCGGGGTACTGCTGGGCCTGCTGCCGCCGGAAGGCCGCTGTGCAGGTCTGACCCTTGGCCCCGTAGATATACCCCTGTCCGATCTTCGACCGGGCAAAAGCGGCAGATTGTGAGCCTGGCATGGTCATTCCTCCTCTCCGCTGATTCCCAGCAGCGCCAGCGCCGCCGTCATGTCGGCGACGGTTTCCCGGTCGTTCTTCGGCGGCGGGGGCATTTCCGCACACTCCTTTTCCAGCGTGGCGATCTCCTCCACCGTCATTTCCACGTTCTGGGCTTCCAGCCGGTCGCCGACCCTGACCAAGATGTTTTTCTTCATGCCCTCACCCCATAAATGGATATTTTCGCGCCCGCCGGAATGACCCCATCCGTCGTGTAAAGGTAGATATCCGTGACCCGCGAGCCGAAGCGCACAGTATTGCTGGGAATCAATCGCACGTTCTCCGAAAAAGCGGTGTTTGTGCTGTTTACTGTCCCGTAATAGATGGATTCAAAGGATTTGTCTACCCGCTCGCGGAAAGCGAATACCGCATAGCCCGTTGAGCTGTCCGAGATCGTCCCCTGCGAAGCATAGAGCCATTGATCGAACGGCTTCTGCGCGTTCAGCCGCAGCCAACCCCACACGGTCTGTCTGTTTTCCAGACTGGCTGTGTCGATAACGACGATGACCGACCGCAGGTTATAGGGCGTTCCATCCGGGAAGGTGCTTCGGCTGACGTTTCGCACGTCCTCGCTGAGCGTGATCTCCTCGATCAGCTCAAATTCGCGTGGCGCTATCGGCGTATACCCCAGCGCGGTTCTGATGCTTTCAGCGGTCACTTCCGCATCTTTGCCGTTGTCGCCCTTGTCCCCCTTGGGGCCGACAAACGCCCCGGATTCCAGCTGTTGGCGGATATTGTCCGCCACCTTTTGAGCGTCGGCAATGGCGCTCTCCACCGCCGCCAGCTTGGCCACGGCATCGTCCACCCAGCTTTTCAGGGGTTCCGGGGCTTCGCCCTCGCCCCGGAGGGAATGGCCGACCCGCGTCACGGCCACGGCGCTTTTTAGCACTTCGCCGCCCGGCCCGGTCACGGTCAGCTGGGCGCGGCCCGTCCCCTCGGCGGCGGTGTCCGCGTCCGATACGTCCCAGATCAGCTTCCCTCCGTCCATGACGGTGCTGGCCGGGTACTTCGCCCCAACCGGGCTTTCCACCGTCAGATGGGCACTGGCGCTGGGTTCCTGCGTCAGGATGGCGCTCAGGTCGATCTCCACCCGCACGGCGGCGTTTTCATCCGCTCGGCCCAGATTCAGCGCGGCCCGGCCAAACTCGTCCGCCGTCAGTGCCGTTGTCAAACGCCTCATAGCTCGCTCCTTCCCGCCGCCAGCAGCGCGGCCACCACAAAGCCGACGATCCCGCCGACCAAAAAGCCGACCACAAAGCCGATCATGCCGACACTTCCTTCCACAGGTTTTCCGTTCCTGTCACGCCCGGCTCCCAGACGTTATTGTCCACAAGGCTTTCCCACGTTTTACCGTTGTGCGTCACCTTGTCGCCCTTGGCGTAGGGGTTGGTGCTGTCCGGCTGAACCCACGGCAGAATCTCCCCGCTGGGGTCGGTCAGTACCTTGGCCCATAGGCTGGGCGCGTCAGTAGGTGTCCATGCCGCCTGTGCTGTGTGGGCCGTCAGGCAGCGGTACAGATTGCCAGCGTACCGCACGCGGTCGCCCACGGCGTAGGTCTTCGTAGCGTCCCACAGGGGATACAGGGCTGTCACCTGCAAGGCCTGCTCGTCCGTCAGCATGGCCCCGGCCTTGTCCATGATCCCACGCAGCACCAGCGCCGCGTCGTAGTATTTCCCCATGGTCAGTCCTCCCTTACGGCGTAGTTCTCCCACTTCTTGTATACGTCCACGTAGGTCTCGTTTTTGTCTCCGTTGTGGGTGATTTCGTAATACACCCCGTCGCGGACGTTGGTACTCAACAGAGCTTTCCAATTTTGTAACGTTTTGCAAAACCACACTACATACACATCTTCAAGGCCGATTTGCTTTCCGTCCGTTTTGTCCATGTGAGAGTTAAAGTAGTCCACCACGATCTGTTTTGCACGTTCCTGCATTATTCTGCCGCCTCCGTTTCGCTTTTGACTCCCAGCAGCTCAAGCGCCGCCTGCATGTCCTCCGCGTCCTTCTGGGCCTGTTCAAGGGCTGTCAGCACGCGTTCTCCGCCTCGGTAAAAATGCTCCCCGTCGTAGGTGTCCCCGATGGCTACCGGTAGCTCCCCGCAGGGCACAGCCCCCTCAAATTCCGCCGCGTTGGGCGGGTAGAGCACCATCACGTTCGTTACCACGCCGTTTTCCACCAATGCGTAAAACGTCTCGTTCATGCTTCTGCCTCCTTACCGATGATTTCGGATAACGGCAATGCCGCTGCCGCCCTTGCCGACGTTCGTCAGGCCGTAGTACATGCCGCCCCCACCGCCGCCGGTGTTGGCCGCGCCGCTGGTGGGCTGGTGTCCGTTCCACGCGCCATTTCCGCCACCGCCAGCGCCGCCATTGGCCTGTGCGGAACCGTTGCCGCCAGCTCCGCCGCCGCCCGCGTACAGCGTGCCGGTGGATTCGCCGAACTCCCGCGTAGTCGTTCCCTGCCCCTTGCCGGGGGACCCCCAATGGTCAATGCCGATGTTGGCGGCGTCCTGCGGGTCGCCATTGCCGCCGTTGGAGCCGCCGTTGTTAACGGCTCCGTTGCCGTAGGCTCCGCCGCCGCTGCCGCCTCCCAGCTTCGTGCCGCCGTTCGCCGTCACGCCCAATGCGCTGGTGCTTCCGCCAGGCGCAAAGGCGCTCTGCCCGCCCGCACCGATAACAATGTTATAAGAGGTGTTTGCGGCTGATTGGACACTTTTTTGTGTTGTAGTGTACCCACCGCTGCCAGCTTTGCCGTAGCCGTTGTTCGCGTCCCAGTTGCCGCTTCCGCCCGCGCAGCCGCCGCCCACGCAGAACACGTCCAGCTTGCCGTCCCACTTGCCAAGGTTGGTAAACTTCAGCGTGCCGCTGCTCTTGAATTTGATGCGCCAGTTGCCGCTTCCGTCGTCGATCTTCTCATGGCTGCCGGTGTAGGTGTAGGTCATGTTGGGGTTCTTTACCGTCAGCGTGGCCACCCGGCTGGTCACTTCCCCGGCCTTGTTCGTTACCACGCAATAGATGCTGTGGCTTCCAACCGCCGCACTGCTCCAACTGACGGTGGCGTTGGTGGCTCCCGTCCATTTCGCCCCGTCCCGGTACCACTGGTACGTGTACTCTGCCGGTACGCCCGGCGTGGCAATTTCCACCCGGAAGGTGGCCTGTTCCCCCTGCCAGTTCGTCACATTGGCCGGATAGCTGTGGTTCAGCACCGGCAGCTTCTTCGTTTGTCCTCCGCTTTTCAAAAGCAAACACTCTGCCACACTAACGCACCACCTTAATTAACAATGTCAGATCCGCTGTCGGTTTTTCCCCGAAACACTTTGCCGTGATCTTCCCGTTCCCCGCGTCGATGGTACTCACGTTCGTCCAGCTTTCCGTGATGGCTTCGTAGTTGGCCGTGGTGGCGTTTTCCATGCTCACCGCCACGATGGGCGAATCGCTGCCAAGCAGCCCCTCCACGGCCGCCTCCTGCACGTAGGGCGCGGCGCTGCCCGTCCATCCGGCGGCGGTCAGCGTAGCGGTGTAGAAGGCCGTCACAGCTTTCTGCCCAATGGCCGTGTTCATCTCCTGCACGGTCTGCTTTACCGTCTTTGGGTCTTTCGCGTCCATCTGGATGTTCCCGGCATAGACGGTGATGTTCCCGTCCTTGTCCGGCCCCTGCCCGTTCACTTTCCCGGCGGACGCGTGCAGGCTGGCGATCCATTCTGCTTCTGTTCCCTCAAATCCGTTGCGCACTGCCACTTCGTAGGCGCTCTCGCCCCGGAAGGTGGTCAGCTTCATTTTCAGCTCGCTGCTCATTGTTACGCCCCCACGTTGTCCAGTAGTTGAAATACCCCGTAGATCATCGGGGTGTATGTTCCCGCCGCGCCCTCCGCAAGGGCCGCCTTCACCCGCACGTCGTATACGTACTGCCCCGGCTGCATCTGCCGCGTGTCTCCCGGTTCCAGTGCCAGCACGGCCCGGTTGCTTTCGGTCTCCACGGTTTTCATCACCAGCGCCCGGCTGTCCGTCGGCGCTTTCTTTATGGTAAATTTCATTTCCGTTCCGTCCGGCACATAGTCGCCTTCCAGCGTCAGCGTCAGCGCCGCCGTGTCTCCCCGGGTCAGCAGGATGTTCTGCCCCTTCACTTCCAGCATTTCAGCCGCCCCTCTCTCCCGCTTTCTCTGCCTCATGCTACCATTTCCGGCCTTCCATTTCTCCCCGCAAAAAGGGGACGGCATTTCTGCCGCCCCCATGGTTTTTACTCGCCCCACGCCTGGATCTTCTCCCGCGTGAAGTACTTTTCGCCCTTGGCGTTCTTCAGGTCAAGCCCCGTCAGGAAACGGATGATCTTTTCCATCTGTCCCCGGTCGCCCGCCTCCTTCGCCGCCAGGTACTGCTTCTTCAGTACGCCTTCAATGCTGCTCTTCATGCTCTGGTCGGTCTTGCCGTCCTTCTTGAGCTTCGTCATGGCCGCCTTCAGCGCCCGCACGTCCATAGCCTCTGCCGCCGTCCGCAGGCTCTCCTGATGGCCTTCCGTCACCCAGCCTTTGGCGTCCGCGTCCGTCACGCCCAGCGTGTCCTGCAGCACCCGCAGCAGCCCCTTTGCCTCCGTGGTCTTGCCTTCCTCCATCAGGCTCACATAGTCCTTCTTCACCTCGCTCACGATGCCGCTCTTCACCGTTTTGGCCGGATCCTTGGCCGTGCTGTCCGCCACCAGCTCGCTCACGATGGCCTTCACGTCGTCCGCCGTGGCGCTGCCTTCCGTCAGGCCCGCCGCCGTCCGCAGGGCCGTCACGGCCTCCTCTTTGCTCCACAGGTTGGCTTTCAGCTCCTTGGTCAGGTCTTTTTCCTTCTCGGCCTGGCCTTCGGTGATGTAGCGGTTCACGGCCTTGTCCACCATTTCCGCCGTAAATCCGTCCGCCACCATCTCCTGCTTCTTCTGGTTCAGCTCCGTGGCCTTGCCCTGCAGCTTCAGCGCCGCCGCCTCCGCCACCCGGCTGTCCTGCTGCATCAGCACGTTTGCCACCGCCGCGTCGATCTGGGCCGGGCTTTTCGTTTCGCCCAGTTTGCTTCTCAGCCGTTCTTCCCGCTTGCCGTCGCCCTTGCGGATGGCCTCGTACAGGTTTTCCGCCGCGTAGCTGAAGCTGGCCGTCTCGTTCTCCATGGGAATGTACCAGTCCTGCCCAATGGCGCTGCCCACCGTCTGCACAATGGCCTTCGCGTCCCGGATGGCCGCGTACGCCGGTACACCGGTAATGTCGCTGGCGCTTTGAGCAATTCGGTAGAACCATTTGAATCCGCTCCACTTGCTTCCTTTTCCTGTACGTACTTTATCCATTTCAGCCAAAAGAGACGCAAGCCGTTCAATGCTCTGATATTCCAATCGTTTTGTCTCTTCGCCGTTCAGGACCGCCAGCCAGTCCTTGATCATCGGAATATTGTTGGTAAACAGAAGGTTTTCCTTGCCGTTTTCAACCAGCGCTTCCAGATATTTCTCCCAGTAGTTCTTCTCCTTATCGTCGTCTCTGGCCGCCGCAGGGATGCTCTTTGCCATGGCTCCTGCCAGCGCGTTGACCACGTACACCGCCATGGTGCGCATCAGCCGCCGCTTGGCCGCCGGATCCTTCCGGTTCTCCGCAAAGTTCGCAATGGCCCGCTCCACCATGTTGTAGGTCTTGATGGATTCCGACATGAAGCTGGTAAAAATGGAGCTGTATCCCCGGTCGCGCATGATGGGGCTTCGGTGGAACACGCTGTCCACCACCTGCGTCTTGTCGATGATCTCGCTCAGCCGCTGGCCCACCTTTTCATAGAAGGCGTCCGTTCCCGGTTCCAGTTCGCCCGCGTACAGGTCGCGGGTCTCCGCCGCCACCGCGTTCCACAGCTTGCCCCAGGTCCATTTGTCGCCCTTCTCCGCCAAGATCATGCTCTTCTCCGTGGCCCTCTCCAGCGCGTTGCTCTGGTCTACGATCAGATCGTTCAGCCCCCGGCCCACGTCCGTTTCGTAGAATCCCCAGCTTTTCCATTCCGCAATGGGGCACCACTTCTTCACCAGTTCCGGGTCGCTTTTCTGGAACAGCCCATCGCGCAGATACTTCGGGCTGATCATGTCCGCCGCCCGCACATAGGCCGTGGGCTGCTGGATGGCCACGCTCAAGTTCGCGCCTACAGCAGCGGCTTTCGCATGGCTGACGAGTTTCGGCACTCCGCCGAAGGTCTTTCCGTTGTCTGCCGTGCCGTTGATCTGCTTCATCAGGTCGGTAATGTACCGCACGCCGTTGCTGCCGTAGGCCCGCTCGATCTCCGTCTTTACCCCCGGCGTGTTGAACCACCGCTGCAGGTCCGTCATGGCCACCGCGTAGGCGTTGTACGCGCTCATCTGGCTGATGTGCCGCGTGTACGTCCCGAAGATGCTTTCCACCATGATGGCGTTCTGGGCTTTTTCGGTCAGTTCCTTGGTGAAGCTCTGGTTTTTGATGTAGCTCAGGTTGGCCGCGCTGCCGTCCGCGTTCAGGGTTCGGTTGCTGTTGGGGTCCGTGCGGATGGGCCAGTAGTGTTCCTCGCCGAATTTGTCATAGCCCACCAGCACCCGGCTGGCCTCGTTGCCCCAGGCGGCGCAGTCCCTGGCCAGGAACTTTTGCATCCTGTCGGCGATCTGCTTCTGTTCCTTCGTCAGCGTCCCCGTGATTCGCTCCACGTCTCCCCGGGTCAGCATCACCGGCTCCACCTTCTCGTTGGTGCGGATGCCCTGCCCGTACAGGTGACTCTGGGCCTGCTCGCGCTGACTGAGCACGTACAGCTCCATCACCTCCGCCGTGTTCAGGCGGATGGTCTCGCCCCGGTCGGTCGTGTATTCCGTGCGCTTCTTTTCGTCCGTCCACTGCCGCAGCGTCTTCTGATCCACGCCCTTCAGCAGGCTTTCGGTGTAGCTCTTGGCCGCGCTCACATTGCGGATGTGCTTGTCAAATCCCTTCCGCAGGTTCCCAAACACCTCCTGCCCCGCCGTTCCCATTTTGTCAAAGAAGCTGAAGCAGTCCACCATGCCCTTGCCCAGCATCTCGTTCCATGCCCGGGTCACGCCCTTCTTGTCCGCGTAGGCTTTCTTCCGGTGCAGCTCCGCCTTGGTGCTGTCCGCCACTTCCTCGATGGTGCCGTACTGGCTCTCGCCCTGGTAGTACTTCCCCTGATAGTATTTGGCGTGGTTCTTGTTTACGTCGGTGATCACGTGCTTCACCGCGCTCATCCACTTGTTCAGGTCTCGCAGCTCCTCCGCGCTCAGCTCGTACACGTTCCCGTTGTTCGCGCCGATCACCGCCGCCAGATGGTGCAGCTCGTCCAGCATCTGCTGGTCCCGCTCCAGGTAGAAGGTCTGGCTGCTGGCTCCGTTCTCGTCGGTCTTCTCCTGCAGCTCCCCGATCCGCTGTGTCATGGCCTCGATCCGGCTGCCCAGATCCTTTGCCGCCAGCGTGGTCTTCCCGCTGAAGTCCAGCCCTGCCAGCACCTTCTGCACGTCGCTCTGCAGTTCCATGGGCACATGCTGGGTCTTGTTGGGCTTTTCCATCCAGTTCAGCAGCGTCCGGGTGGTGCGTTCCAGCCGGTCGCGGTAGGTGTTCACCGCTTCCCGGTTCTTCCGGGTCTCCGTGTCCGTCTGCCGCCACTGCCGGTATTTCTCCTGCATGGCGTTCCGCTGCTCCTGCCTCCATAGCGACATTTCTTGCCGCTTTTCCTGTTTCCAGTTTTTTGCGCTTTGCAGTTCTTCTTTTCTCCATTCCTGATTTCGCTGTATTTGTTTTCTTTTCCATTCCTGATACTTCGCCCGGGCCTCCTGCTCCTTTTGGGCGCCGATGGTCTTTTCCTTCTGCATCCACGTTTTTACCCAAGCGCTCTGGAACTGCTTCTCGCTCTTTTGCAGGAATGCGTCCATCAGCTCCCGGTACTGGCTGGCGGTCAGTCCCATCCGCTTCTGATTTTTCGCCGCCGTCTGCACGCCCGGCAGCTTCGTGTACTGATCCACCATCTGCATCACGGCGTACTGGGCCGCTTCCTCGCTGTCCAGCCCGTACTGGTTTTCGATTATTGGCTTCACCGCGTCCGCCGCCTCCATCAGCAGCCGGGGCATATCGCCCTCCGCCGTGTCCGCCGGGAACAGGGTGGGGGAAAGGTCGCTCAGCTCGCTCCACACGCTGTCCAGACTCACGCCGCTTTGCTGGCTCAGCCTCACCTGCCCGAACAGGGCCTTTCGGTACGCGCCCAGGCTGCCGGTCATGCTGGCCGCCTCCGCCTTCTGGCTGTCCGTCAGGCTGATGGCCATCTTCCGCAGTTTCTCCCGAATGGGCTTCACTTCCTCCTCGTGCTCCTCGTCCAGCTGCTGGCTGTTGGCGATCATCTTATCCGCAATGCTCAAAAGCTCGTTATCCACCTGGTCCATGTCCGCGTTCTGCTGCCGGGCATATTCCATCACCCGGGCGAAGTCCGCCGCCAGCTCGTTCGCGTCCGTCTGGCTGCCAAATTCCTTCGCCACCCGCTTCATCACCCGCTCCGCGTCCGCCTGCGTCAGCCGGTAGCCGCCGGTCTCCTCCATCAGCTCCCGGGTCAGGTCTACCTGCTTTCGCACGTCCTCGTCCGTTTCCTTCAGGCTGTATCTTACGTCCGGGTTGAACGGGTCGAACGTCCCTACATTATTCTTTGCGCTCTTGATCTGCGTCGGTTCAAAGGCAATGTACTCGTCATATCCGTTGTATACGCCGTCGTACCCTTGCTTCTGCAGGTATTCTCTCGCCTTGATCCCCGCGTTGTTTTGCCCCTTGAACCGGTTCAGCGCTTTGTACGCCGTGCCTTCATCCGCCGGATTTTGAATGCTCAGATAGTACGCTTTCACATTTTCGCCATACCCTTGCGCATCCAGCTCATACGGGCTGAAAAATGCACCCTGAATGTCCATGTTGGCCCTGCCTTTGCTCATGTCAAAGACGTTAAATTCCGCATCCGTTCCATGGTACACCACCAGCGGCTTCCCGTCCTCGTCCACCACCTTGCTGTCCCCAAACCAGCGCTGAAATTGTCTCGTTTCAGTCTGATCCATAAATTTCCTGTTGACAGGGGAATCATTTTTTAATATACTATGGATGAGGCCGTCCTGCATAGCTCCCCCGGGGAATTGGACCCCGGACTGCGCGAACAGGTCACGAGCCTCTTTCTTTTTCCAGTAGTACACGCCGGTCTTACCGGCGTTTTCTTTTTCGAGAGCGTCCGTCAGCAGCTTGGTGATGGCGTTTCCTTTTCGGAATACCGTGGCAATGTTGTTGCTGTCTATTTTTAATCCATTCTGCCTGCTGGTGCTCGTCACATATACCGGCGCAATATACGGCTTTCCGTTCACCACGGCGTTCAGCAGCATCACCGTGCTGCTTTCCGGGCTCGTCTTCGATTCGATCACCGCCAGCGGATCCTTGATCAGCTCCGGCAGCTGCTCCATAAACGCCCTGCTCAATACATGCTCCGTATCACGGTTCATGTTTTTGATATGCTCCGTGTTGATGGTCATCGGCAGATTGCTGAAGCCGATGTTTTTCAGCACGTCCGGCGTTCCGCCGATCACCAGCGCGTCTCTTTCCGGGATCTTTCCTTCCAGCAGATCGTCCACCTGCTGGATAAACGGCGTGCTGTAGTCGTAGTGATCCGTTTCCTTCTGGCTGAACTTCGTCTCTTCCGCCTGCCGCTGCTGTTCCCCGTTCTCCGCCATCTTCACCATCCGGTTGTAAATGTCTTCCAGCGCCGCATGGTTCTTTCCCATAGCCTCCATCTGCTGGAAGGCCCGGGTCTTCCCCAGCTCTTTGCCCGTGCCGCGCACCGCGTCGATGAACTCCTTCAGGAAGTTCTTGATCCGCTCAAACAGCGTGGGCTTCGTGTGGTACAGGTCCATCAGCACGTTCTCGTTCTGCAGTATGCTGGGCACCGTGTTGCAGATCAGCTCCTCCTGTGCCAGCTCGTTCAGCTGTTTGTACTGTTCCTCGCTCAGTCCGTCCAGCAGCTTCAGCTGTTCCTCGGTGGTCAGGTTCGCCTTCTGCCGCTCCATCAGCCCCATGGCCTGCGCCTGGGCGATCATCTCCCCGCGCACCAGCGCGTCCGCGTCCTGGCCGCTTTCGTTCAGGTAGTACACCACCCAGTCGCCGAATTCCTCAAATTCGCTGGCATTCCGGCTTTTCATGGCATGGGTCAGTTCATGCATGGCAATGTATGCGTATGCATCGTCGTCCGCGTTTTTGCTCACGTAGATGGTGTTTGTCTCGCTGTCCCAGCGTCCGTTGGCCTCCTGCCCGCCGTATCCCTCGATGCGGTCTACCATCTCGATCTTCACGCCGCTCTTAGAAAATTTGTCGTTAATGGCGCTCACCAGATCCAGCTGCGCCTGCTGCCGCTGCTTCTCCGCCCGGGTCATGGGCACGATGCGCCCCATGTTCATCTTCTCGCCCGCCGCGTAGGCCGCCATGGCCGCTTCCTCCGTCAGGGCGCTGCGGGTCTGCGCACTGTCGTATACCGCCTGCTGCACCGTCATGCCCGCCCGGGCGCGGTTGTACACCGACAGATAGGCGCTGGCGTATTCCTTCGCCGTGGCCTTCGTGCCGTCATAGTGGTTCAGCATCCCGGTGATCCCCGCCGGACTCATGCGGCCCACGCCTTCCGCCGCCAGCAGGTTGTCCCGCTCGTCGCCGAAGGTCACGTCGCTGGCCCGCACGTCGCTGCCGTCCGCCGTGCGCAGGTAGACCGTTCCCTTCTCCACCCGGCTCACCGGGCTTTGCTGGTCGATCTCCACGTTTTCGCTTGTTCCTCCGCCTTCGTAGGCAGCCGGAACAGAGCCGTCCCGCGCCGCCGTCTGCCGGGCCGCGCCGTTCGTCTCTTCGTTCATTTGTTGCGTTTTTGTAATATTTTGTTCAGAATTATTTAATCTGTCATTCTGTGCCGCCGCGCTGGCCGCTTCCTCCACCGTCTGAGGGGTCGTCTGCTGCTGGCGGCCTTTTTCATAGGCACTGATCGCATTCTGGAATCGTTCGTTCCTGCGGTTCTGCCCGTAAGCGATCCCCTGATGCACGCCCGCGCCCACAGCGCCGGAGGCAAAGCCGCCCAGCGCCGCCATGCCCCAATTCTTGGCCACGTCCGCCATGGCGTTCCTGCGGGCTTCTTCCTCCGTCAGGCCGCTGGCCTCGTAGGCTTTCTTGTTCAGCCGGTAGTTGCTCAGGTCCTTCATGATCAGCTCGTCCGTCAGCGTGTTCGCCATTTCGGTAAACAGCTCCTCGCTGCCCTCCGTGGCGCTCTGCAGCAGCGTGTTTGTCAAAAACTGCCGCACGGTTTTCGGGCTTTTCAGATCCAGCAGCCGCTCCAAACTCATCTCTTCAAACAGCGTTTCCCAGATACCGCTGAAAATGCTGGTCGCCATGGCCTGTTCGTCCGTGGCGCCCCGGTCCAGCGCGTCCGTCAGAGTATTCTGGGCCGCGCTGGTGCCCATCAGGGCGGAGCTGGTCCATTTGCCGATCTTGCTGTTCCCGCCCATGCCCAGGCCCAGCATCATGTTGTACCGGCTGCGGGCCAAGTCCATACCCACGCCGTAGCCAAAGCCCAGCGCCTTGCCGAGGAATCCCGGTGCGCCGTTTTCGATGTTCTGCGTGGTCTGGCTGCGGATCTCCTCGTTCACCCGGCTCACCATGTTCTCCGGGCTGTACGGGTCGATGTCCTGCCCTCGCAGGAACTGGATCAGGTTGGAGATATACGCGGGCGTTTCGCCCACGCTGCTCAGTACGCTATATGCGTTGGCCCCAATGGCTCCCAGCGCTCCGCTGTTCACCGTCTTCCGGGTGGCTTCCAACTGGGCCTCGCCCCTCCGCCGGTTCAGGTCTGCGTCCAGCGCGTCCAGATAGGCGTCCGCCGCCTCCTGCCCCTGGGTGCGCAGGGTGTAGTAGTACGTCTTTCTTTCCGCGTCCGTAGTGTACTTCACCAGCTTTTCCGCCTCTGCCGCCGCCTTCGCGTCGTGGGGATAGGCCAGCACGTCCTCCGCGTTCTTCATCCGCGTGTCCATGGCGCGGCCTTCCTCCGCCAGCCGGTCAAAGCTGCTGTCTGTGTTCATGGCGTTTTCGTACACGTACCGCTCGCTGCGGTTCAGCCCCCGGTTCAGCGCCCGCTCCTCCTGCGCATACTTCTCGCCGTAGGTGCCGTTCTTCTCCTTCAGCTCCTGCATCTCCGCCGGGCTCAGCCACGCTGTATCGTCTCCCTCGGCCATGTCCAGATAGTCCGCCTCGCGCTGCTGCTCGTCCGTCTCCTTCAGCCCGGCGATCTCCGCAAGCCGCTCCTGTGCCCCCTTACGGTCAAAGGCGGAGCGCTGCGCCCTGTCCGCCGCGCTGGCGGCCTCGTACAGGGCGTTCTGCACCCGCTGCCTCCGCTCCTCCGGGCTTTCTCCCAGCATAGCGTCCCGGGCCGTTTCCGGTTTCTGTGCGACGGCTTTGTTTTTTCTCTGCGCCAGCCGGATGCCTGCCACCGTGTTCCGATCCTGCAGCCTGCTTTTGTACAGCTGCCATCCCCGTGCCAGCTCGTCCGCCTCCTCCGCCGTCTGCGCCCCGTCATAGGCGGCAAAGAAGTCATCGTCCGTAAAGGCCTCTCCGCTTTTCAGCTTTTCCGGAAAGTATTTCTCAGCATATTGTTGTACGTCCTCGGCCCTTTCCTTCGCCCTTCTCCGCTGCCGCTCGCCGTCCAGCCGTTCCAGATGGCTTCTCAACAGCTCCTGATCCAGCCCTGCCTCAAAGGCCCTGCGCTTTTCCGTTGTGCCGATGGGGTCAAACACGCTGCCCGTTCCCGCAAGGCCCCAATTCTTTCCGTCGCTTTTGTAGCTTCGGGCCGCCGCTTTTTGCAGGGCCGTCGTCATCTGGTTTATTTTCTGCTTTTTTTCTTTGTCCATGCGCGGATACCGGCTCAGCTTCAGCGCGGCCTCCGCCAGCTTCTCAATTTCCTTCTTCTTGCTTTTGGCGATTCGCTGCTGCTGCTGCTGCTTTTCCTCGTCGATCCTCCGGCTGTCCGCCTGCAGCCTGTCATATGCGTCACTTTCCCTCGCGGCGTTCTTCGGCGTGTATTGCGCTTTGTATCCGCTTCCGGCGGCCTCCATGTCACCGCCCATTTTCTTCATGTCCTCCGTCAGCTTCTGGTACGCCCGCTCTGTCTGGTACTGCCTTGCCCCCTGGCTCATTCCGGAGGTCTTCCGGTTCTTTTCCTGGCTGTTTTTCTTGTTGGCCATGGCTTTTTATTTCCCTCTCTTCAGGTATTTTTTCGCCGTCTCCTCCAGCCTGTACCCTGCGGAGGCCTTCAGCTTATCCGCCGGGCTCTGGCTCTTTTTCTTTGCTGCGTCCGCCCTCCCGGCTGCCGCAGCCGCCGCGTTTGCCTTGATGGCGTCCGGGTTCAGGATCTGCGCCCCCGCCATGTACTGCTCCAGGAAGCGCTGGGGTGCAAAGTAGCTTCCGCCTCCGTCCCCCTCTTCCTCTTCGCTTCCCCTTCTCCGCCCCCGGCCTCCGCCTCCGCCGCTTCCCTTCTTCAGCGCCAGCTCTTCCTCCGCCAGCCACTTGTTGTACCAGTAGTCCCTGTCCTTCTGCCACGCCGCCAGGTCGTTTTGGTAGCGCTGGTATTCCTGCTCCGACATATCGCTGAACTTGTTATAGAAATAGCTCAGCTCCGTCTGGTAGTCGCTCACGTCGTCCCGGTAGCGGTTGTAGTCCCGGTCATCCTGCCCCTGCAGCATTCCCAGGTTGTCCCGCAGGGTCTGCCCCTCGTCCTGATACTGCTGGTACGCCGCCTGCCGCAGCTCGGGAATCTTGTCGTTCAGCTGCTGCAGATACTGCTGGTAGGTCTGCTGGCCCACGCTCTGGCCGTAGGTGCTGCCGTAGCCGCCGGTCAGCGCCGCCGCCTGGGCCATGGTGTCCTTCATGGCCTGCTGCCCCTGCTCCTGATACCGCTGAGCGTACTGCTGGTAGATGGGATCCGCGTTAAAGTCATACGTAAACTTTCCCCGGTTCAGGATGGCGTCCAGCATCCCCTGGATCTTATCCCCGTAGTTGCTCTGGAACGGCCCCGGCTTCTGCTGCTCCGCGTTGGCCAGATCCTCCGCCGCCTTCTTCACCGCGTCGCTCTGCACATAGTTGGGCTGCCCCTGCTCGTAGTTGCTCTTGTTCGTTTTTCCCGTGTAGTAGCTCTGGGTGATCTGCCCCGCGTTGGCCGTGGGCGTGGTTCGCTTCCACGCCGCGCTGGCCGCCTGCTGCAGGGGCGTTCCCTCCTGCATCTCCTGCTTCTTCACCGTTACCGCCATGGTTCTTGTCCCCCTTTATTCGCTGGCCTGCGCCAGCACCTTGTAGGTCACGCCGTCAATGGTCACATCCCGCAGTTCCAGCGCGGCGGTGCCGAAGGTCAGGGCGTTCAGCTTCACTCGGTTCAGTTCCAGCAGGCCCGCTATCCCTTCGGTGATCTCCTTCACCTTCGCTCCCACGTCGATGCTGCTTCCTCCGCCCTGCTCGATCAGCTGCGCCCCCAATATTTTCCCGCCCGTAAAATAGGGCGTTCCGTCCGCCGTCACGCCGAAGTTGCTGCCCACCTTCAGCCGCCAGTCCTTCCGCGCTCCGCTGCCGCCTACCTCAAAGTTCTTCTGCAGGTCTTCGCTGCCCAGGTACAGCGTCGGCGCCACGGACGCGCTGTTCTCGCCGGTGTACAGCTGCTTCTCGCCGATCTCAAACCCGCCGATGCGCCCGGCCACCGCGTACAGCTTGCCGTCCGCGCCCACCTTGAAATACCCGTTGATGCTCACCACACCGTTCACGTTCAGCCGGTCAGCGTCGATCCTCAGCCCCTCCGGGCTCAAGTTGATGGCCGCCACCACGCCGTCCTCTTCCACCTTGGCTTCAATGCTCTTTGCCGTCTGGCGGAAGTAGCTCTCGAAGTCCCCGTTGGTGAACCGGCGGATCACCTGCTCCACCTGGCTTCCGGCCTTCATGTCCTCCTGCAGGTCGTCGCTCAGGTTGTCGTCTTCCAGGTTGCTCAGCACAAAATCCAGCTGCCGTTTCAGCGCCAGCACGTACTCGTACAGCGCCCGCACCTGCTGCTCCGCCGTCTGCCCGTCCTGCGGCCCGTTGGCCCGTATCTCACCTAGCTGCATAGTGATCGCTCCCTGTCTCCACGTTTTTGATGATGCTGTACAGCCGCATCCCGCCTACGCCGCTCAGCCGCAGCCGCAGCGTCCGGCAGCGCCGGGTGGTAAAGGGCAGCACCATGCTCTGGCGCGGGGTGGGCATCCCGTCGTATACCCGCTCCCACTCGCCCCGCTCGTCGTACTGGATCTCCACCCGCAGGCTGGTCCCCGGCTCCGTCTCCCCGTACAGCTGGATCCGGCTGATGTACTTGGCATAGGGTTCGTCTAGCCCGATGGGGCCGGTCACCAGCTCGTATGGCTGCGCTTCTTCGTCCACCGCGCCTTCGCCGTCGTATTCGTTCGCGCCCGGCTCCGTGCAGTACAGGCTGCCGTCCGCCGCCAGCAGGTACAGTCTCCCGTCCTGCGTGGCCATCCACTGCACGTCCAGCCCGTCCTCCCGCACCCACGCCGCCGCCTGGGTGTCGTAGCACAAAAGCTCCCGGCCGCCGTCCTTCGCGTCCACGCACAGGTAATATCGATCGCCGATCTGCCCGCCCACGGCGTTCCCGCCCAGCTCCGGCAGCTTCTGGCTCACGCTGGACGGCAGTGCGCTTCCATAGCCGCACACGTGATCCTCGCTCTTGTAGTACAGCACCTCGTTGATGCGCTTCAGGCTCCCGGCGCTGCCGTCTTCCACGCCCCGGCACTGCATCACGCTGACGGTAAAATTGCTGGGCAGCGTGCCCATCACCGTGTGAACGCAATCCTCCTTGAACATCAGCACGCTTCCCATGTGGGCCGCCGCGCCCGTAAAGTCCCCGGCGCTGCCCACGTTCACCACGTAGCTGTCGCTGCTTAGGCCCATGAACTGGTTCCAGTTCTTCGGGTCGCCCAGGGCGCAGGCGTATATCTCGTGCACGTCCTTTTTCACGCCCCACAGCCGGTTGTTGCACTCGCACACATAGTCCAGGTCAGGCACCTTCCGCTGCACCGTCACCGGCTCCGTCTGGCTCCCGGCCTGCGTAATCAGCGCCGTTACGATCACCGCGTCCGCCTGCGCTCCCATCAGGAAAAACTCTCCGTTTAATTCCGGCAGCGCCGTGCAGCCGCTCACCGTCACGCCGTCGTACTTGCTAAATCCTTCCCCGACGCCCGCCGCCGCGATCATCGTAAATACCGTGGGGATGCTCACCCACATGGCAAGGCTCGCGTCGTACTGGCGCAGGGCCGCTTTTTCTTCGCTGGTATCCATCCACAGGTCGCCGTTGTTCGGGCTTTCCGGCGCGGTCTTGCCCACGGCGTAGCCCTCGTAGGGCGTCCCGTCCGCCCGGCACAGCGTAAAGTTCACCGTTCCCGTGGTCACCTTTTTGTTTTCCAGGCTTTCCAGCTTGTCCGTCTTAACGTTGTAGAGCACCTTGTCCGGCCAGATCACCAGCTGCGCCCCCATGCGCACAAAGGTCTTCCGGCTGTCCTCCACCTGTCCCACCACGCGCCCGCCGCAGTACAGGTCTGTCCCGTCCACCCAGCACATCCTGTCGTGGGCCGCCAGCATGTTTGGCTTTTGCAGCTTCCGCAGCAGCCTCCTGGGCGGGCGCGTGCTCATCACCGGCAGCTGTTTCGTCTCCATGTTGGTCATGGCCGCGAACTCGTACTCCTGGCACTTCAGCAGCCGATCAAGGCCCGCAAAGCTGGTCACACCCGTGGTCGTTCGGGCCACGCTCCCCATCTGGGGCAGGTTGATCCCCATCCTCGCCGCCTCCTTACATCAGCAGGTTCACCGGCGGATGCCAGTGCGTCCGCGTAAACCACCCGCAGAAGTTCTCCATCTGGCTGTTGAACAGCGTCATTTCGTTGTTGTACCGGTCGTATTCTCCGTTGTAAAAGTCGATCTTCGCGCACAGCCACAGCACGTACAGCTCGTCGTGGGGGAATGGCACCGTCAGCTCGTCCATGCCTTCCTCCACCCAGAGCCCTTCCGCCTCTGTGCTCCCCGCTTCCGGCCGGTCGTAGTCCTGGTACACCTCCTGCCGCACCCGGGCTTCCAGTTCCAGCGCCCATCCCTTCAGCATCTCCTCCGGGTAGCTGTTGGGCTTCAGCTGCCGCACCCGCTCGATCAGCACATTCATGTCCATCCTGTTTCCCTCCAAAACAAAGAACGGCAGACGCCCAAAGGGCACCTGCCGCTGAGCGTTTTCCGCTTAGCCAAAGTACGATCTCGTCCGCGCCGCAAATTCTTCCTGCATCTGATCCAGCTTCAGCGCCGCCGCCTCGTCCGCGTCCAGACACTCCTGCAGGTGCAGGTACACGTACTTGGGCACGCTCACCTCCACGCCCCGGGGGATCATGGCGTTGTAGTCGTTCAGCGCCACGTACACCGGCGCGTTGTTCGTCCGGCTCCTGGGGATGCGGATGCGCACCATCTGGCTTTTCAGCTCCGGGTCGGCGGGCTGGGGCGCTGCGGCCACGGCCTGCTCCTCCGCTGCGGCCAGCTTTGCGGCCTGTTCCTCCGCCGCGGCCAGCTTTGCGGCCTGTTCCTCCGCCAGCGCGATCAGCTCGTCCTTCGTCAGTTTTTTCAGATCGGTCTCCGCCATGGTTTTTCTCCCTTCTCGTCAAAGGGGAAGGGGCTTGCGCCCCGTCCCTCAGTTGCTCACAGCCACCTTGCCGAAGCTCCGGCTGCTGTGCTCGATGCGGATCATGTACTCCTCCACCAGCCGCTCCGCGGTCTTGGTCAGCTTCCAGCCCGTGGTAGAGCGCTGGTTCAGGGGGTCGGCGCTGCCAGCGCTGCCCAGCTGCTTCACAATGTATTCCAGGCCCATGCCGCTAAGCTCGGTCACGCCGTAGGCGTTCGCGCCCACCAGCAGGCTGCAGTAGATGGCGCTGCCGTCCTTGCCCGCGCCCACGCCGCACACGGTGGCGCCCGCGGCCACGTCGGTCACGGCGGCGGACACCGTAAACTTGCCCGTGCCCGCACCGGCGGTCACGCTGGCCACGGTGGCCTCCTTGCCGCCCACGTAGATCTTCACGGTCTCGCCGCCGCTGATGCGGTCGGTCAGCTCCTTGGCCTGGGCCGCCGTGATGGTCTCGTTCACCACGATGTCGGTGCTGCCGCTGCTGGTCAGGGCGGTCTTCAGGGTCAGGCGGCACACGCCGCCGCTGTTCTCATTGCCAAAGATCCAGCCGGGGCCGATGATCTTTGCTTCGGTCGACTGCACAAAGCGCACGTCGCCGATGCGGCCGATCTCGCCGGGGAAGCGCTTTTCCGGGCTGGTGTAGGCGTTCCAGTCCTTCCAGTCCTTGCTGCGGGCAAGGTCGGTGGCCACGTCGCTGTGGATGATGCACACATACGCGCCGTCCTCCGCAGGCTCGGCGTTCATGCGCTTCAGTCGGCCCAGACCCAGCAGCACCTGGTCGGCGGTCAGCTCGCAGCTGTCAGCCTTCACGTCCGCGCGGGCCAGCACTTCGCTCTCCACGCCGTTCACCACGCTGGGCACGAACATCTTGTTGGTGCCCGCCATCAGGATGTCCCGGGTGATGGTGTCGCTGGTACGGCCCGCCTGGCCGCCCTGCATCTTCATACCCTGGGCCACAATGGGGTCAATGGTGGTCATCTGCAAAATGTCGCTGTACTCGATGTAGTCGCCGAACTGCTTCACCTCGCTGGTGATGACGCTCACGTTCATCTTGCGGCCCACGGGGGTCACGCCTTCCACCAGCTGGGTCAGCGCCTTGGGCAGGGTGCCGAACTTGCGGAACTCCACCACCTTGCCCTTGCCCTTGGGGATGGGCACCTTCTGCCCGAAGGTGTCATACACCAGCTTGGGCTCCGCCATGTCGATGAGCGTATCATGGTAATACGTCTTCATCTCGGCGGACAGGCCCGCGTCGGTGGTCACGTTGGTGTTGTCATGCACCCGCAGGTTCAGCGGGAGCATGTTCATGTACTGCTTGTAGATCATATCCATGTTCGTTCCTCCTTCTCACTATGGGCTGCAGCGAGCGCAGGAATGGGGGTTGGGTTCCCCGTTCCATAGCGAGCGCCGCCCGCATGGGTCTTCGATAGGCGGGCGGCCATTGGCCGAACGCCTGCTCACTTCAAATCGATGCTTTCACCTCTGAGCGCCCGCTTCATCAGCTGCGCCCGCTCGTCCTTGGTCAGGCTGGCCACGTCCTTGTGCTGCACCGCCGCGCCGGTCCCGCTGGCCCCGTTTTCGCTGGGCCGCATCCCCCGGGCCTTGATGGTCTGCACCGTGTCGTGCCGCGCCTTGTTCACGCCGTATTCCAGCGCACCGGAGATCAGGTCGTCCATGTGCACTACCTTGTAGGCGTTTTCCACGTCAATGCCGGACGACAGCAGCTGCAAAAACCGCTCGCCCGTCACAGGATCGTTGGCTTCCTCTTCCAGCCCCTGGAATCCCGGGTATTTCTGGGCCACAGTCTCGCTCTGCTGCTGCCAGCGCAGCATGGCCTCCTGCTGTCCCGCCTTCTCCTGCCGCTGCTCCTCCGCCGCACGAAGGGCCGCGTTCTCCCGGCTGATCCGTTTGAACTCCTTCAGCTGCTCCACGCTCATGCCGCGCTCGGCAGCCTCGTCCTCGTAGTAGCTGCTGTCCTCCTGGATGGCCTTGGAAATGGCTTCCACGTCCCCCGGGTCTGCGTGGTACTTTTCCGCCAGCATCTGCATCACCGGCTGCATCCCGTCGATGGTCTTCTGCATCCGCGCTTCCGCCTGCTTGCTGGCCTTGAACCGTTCCTTGATGTGCCCCTGTACCTTTTCGTCGTAGTAGGCTTTGTACTGGCCCTTGATCAGGCGCTCAAATTCCGCCCGGTCGTCGGCTCCCTGCTGGTCTTCCTGCCCTGCCGCTTCCGTTCCCGCGGGCGTCCCCGCGCTTTCCGCACTTCCGGCAGCCGCTCCCGCAGTTCCTCCGCCGCCTTCTCCGTCATGGATCCCAAGGTTCACCAAAAACAGCTCGTTCATATGCTTCTCCTCTGCCGTCTCTCCGGCGCGTCATCTACCGTCTTTCCGGTGTGTCTGGACTTATGCTATCAAAAACCGTTTTTCTTTTCTCCCCGCTTCTTTATCGGCCCGCCCCGCTTTGCGTCGCGGGCTTCGCCGCTGCGGGTGCCCTTGCACGTCCTCACGGCTCGGTGCTTCGCACCCTCACTACCCTCACTTCGTCCGGGTAGCGGTACTGCAAAAGCTCAAATCCCGCCACGGCCACCGCCGCCATGCCCGCCATCTTCCGGCGGTCGGTCTCGTCGCCGTAGCGCACATTCATCCAAAATTCACCGTTCAATTCCTCCATCACGCCCGGGCCGTAACGCACCATGCAGCTCTCCTCCCAGTACGCCGCCTGGGTCACCGCCTGTTCCAACATGCTCACCGCCGCGCATACCCGGCTGTCGCTGGCGTGTCCCTTGCAGCGGATCCCAAATCCGTCCTCGCTCACCTTGACTGTGATCTCTACCATGCCTTTCTCCTTACGCTCTGGGCGTGGACTGGCTGGCCGCCTCGTTCCGGGCCGCCGCCGCCGTCTGGTTTTTGCTCATGTTGTAGGCCGCGCCCAGCGCGTCCACCCGCATGGCGTTGTCGCCTCCTCCGCCGCTGGGGGTGCTGGTCAGCCCGCCGCTCACCTGCTGCACCACCTGCTGCACCTGCAGGGCGTACTGGTTCACACCGCCCTCCATAGCGTCCAGCTGCTGGGCCATGGCCATGGCCAGCTGCATCATCTGCTGCATCTGCTGGTACATGGTGCCGTTCTGGCGGATGGTGCGGCGCACCTTGTCGATGTCGTCAAACTGCATCATTTCCAGCGCCGCCAGCGCCTGATCCGCCATGTCGGGCCGGAAGAAGCCCATGCTGTACAGATCCTTCGCCCGCTCGTTCTGGGCCACGGTGGAAAAGGGGCTGCTTTTCTGGGGGCTGACCTTGATGTCAAACACCGGCAGCCGCTCGCTCATCCCTCCGCCGAAGGGCTGCTCCGTCTGCTGGGGCGCGATCTGGGCGTTGGAAAAGCTCACATACTCGTCGCCCTCCTCGCCCGCCACCCGGAAGTACCGCTCCTCCGTGTAAAACTGCCGCATCAGCTCGATCACCAGGTAGCACTCCTGCACAAAGCTGCGGTAGCTGGCCTTGATCATGTCCCGCGCGCCCTTGCTGCCCGCCTCCTGCAGGGCGGAAATGGCGCTGGCCGCCGTCACGCCGCTGGCGGTGCTGCCCTGCTGAAAGTCCCGGTTTCCGCTCACTTCCTTCAGTTCGTCGATCTTCAGCTGTTTTATGTTGGTCACGCTTCCGTCCATGGCGGGCGGCGTGATGGGCATGATGGCGTCGTTGGGGTTGCCCGCGCCCTCGTAGTGCACGATGTCCTTCTGCAGGTCAGCGAACTCCCGCTCGTTGATGCCGCTGTCCTTGCGCATGAAATACCGGGGCCGCCCGTTGAGCACCGCGTGCTTGAGAATGCCCTGATCCAGCTTATCAATGTACAGCTGCGGGTGCTTGCAGATGTCCAAATAGCCAAAGCTCACCGGCGTTCCTTTGACCGGGAACAGGCTGTCGAACACAAAGGGGTATCGCCCGTGGTCGTAGTAGCCCCGCTCCGCGTAGGCTTCATCGTTTTCGCTGGCGTATATCAGCTCTCCCGCGCAGTACTTGCAGTAGTGCAGCACCGTTTGCCCGCCCGGGTTCCGTCGCTTGTAGTACCAGTCCACCAGCAGCACCTTGTCCGTGGTGTCCACTGTGTCGTCGTAGCGGTATTTCGTCAGGTCAAAGCTCCCGCTTCGCATGGCGTCCTTCAAAAACGGGTATCGCTCCATGGCTTCTTCCCGATCCATCAGATCCACGTGGAACACGTTCCGGCTTTTCTGGATGTCCGTCACGCCCGGTTCCCAGAAAATATTCAGCACGTCGATCAGCCGGATGTCCACGTCGCCCAGCCCGTTCTGTTTGCTGGGTTCCCAGAAGATTCCCTTGATGCTGGTGCCCAGCTTCAGCTTGTCCCACCATGCGTCCGAGTACAGCTCCTCGTACTGGCATTCTTCCAGCACGGCGGGCAGCACGGCGCTCAGGCTCTTGGCCGCTTCCTCGTCGTTTTTCTCCCGGGGCAGCACGTTGGGGGCGGGGAAGTTGTCCATGGCGTCCGCGTGCTTGTTGATCAGGCAGTTTAAGAGCCACGCGCTGGCCGGTTCCGGGTCGGTGGGGTTCCGCCGCTTGGCCGCGTCGATGCTCTCCCAATGCCGCATCTTAAAAAACTCCTCGTTTTCCACGGCCCGGGCTTCCAGCATCGTTTTGGCCGCCTTGTATTTCTGCAAAAGCCGGTCTGCCTCCGCGATCTCCTCCCGCCCGATGGGGCCGACCCGGCCCGGGTATTCTTCCTCCGGCAGCACCTCCGCCAGGCTCATGCCGCCTTGCGGCCAGCCCCGCTCCGCGTCGCTGGCTTCGGCCCTGCGGAGCGGCTGCGCCGCTGTCCTCGGCCCTCGGTTCGCTTCGCTCACCCTTTCTGGCATTTGCATGGGTTCGCCGCTTTTCTCCGCGCCCTCCGGCGGGCGGCTCTGCGTCACCTCTTTTTCGATCTGGGCCGATTCCTCCGCCTGGCGCTGCTGCATCATGGCGTCCATTTCCGCCTTCCGCGCCGCCACCTCGTCCGCGCCCGTGCCAGGCTGCATCATGCTCATGGGTTGTTCCTCCGCCGTCTCCTGCTGTTTCCGTCTGTTCGCCATATTCCTGTTCCTCCCATCAGTACAGGCTCGCGCCCTCGTTTAGGTGATCCGTATCGTACACGTCCAGCGGGCTGTACACCCGCTGCTTCGGCTTGGCGTATTTCGGCGGGGCCATGGGGTTGAGCATGCAAAAATACCGCACCTCGTCCGCCACGTGGTCTTCCAGGCTGCTGTCCAGATCCTCCGGCACATGCTCGTCGTACACCATCAGGGGGATAGTGCGGATAAAGGCCTCGCAGTTGTCAAACACATACATCATCGGGTAGCCGTCCTCGTTAAAGGCCAGCCGGTAATGCACCTGCATCCAGCCGTTGATGCGGTCGTGCCGCCCCTTTTCAAAATACACGTGGTACTTCGCCGCAATGTCCGCCGTGCTGGGCGCTCCGTCTCCGTCGCCCCAGATGGCCGGGTCTGCCACGCCGGTGATCTCCCGCCCGGCCAGCCACGGGTGCTCCCGCTCAATGCGGGCGATCTCTTCAAACTGCTTGTGCGCCGGGAGCTTCGCGCCCTCGTTGGGCTGCCCGTTCCAGCCGTAGTACTCCAAAATGCGGTAGTAGCACCCGTCGTGATCCACCGCCCACCAGCCGCAGCTAAAGGGCCGCCGGTAGCCGTAGTCGTAGCTGCGGTAGATGCGCCAGCCCTTGGGGATGGCAAAGGGATGGATCACATGCGTCCAGCGGTTCCCCTCCGCCTCCGGGTTGTTGACAAACTCCTCGAAGAACTGCCCCTCGAACACGTTCCAATCCCCGTACCGCCACGCGGCCTTGAGCTTCGGTGGCAGGCTGTCCAGCTGCTTTAGATAGTCCGGGTTCGCCCGCATCAGCGCCACGTTGTCCGTCACCAGACTCTGGATCATGGGCGCGTATTCCTCCGCGTCCTCGCCCTCCTCAAAGACCCTGTCCACAAACAGCCGTTTCACCCAGCCGTGGCCCACGCCGCCTGGGTTGCACGTCAGGTAGATCCGCTTGGGAAAGTCGTTCACGCCGCGCACACAGGCTTTGAGCCGCGTGTACACCTCAAAGTCAAACTGCGTCGCCTCGTCCACAAACAGCACGTCCACTTCCAGACCCTGATACCGGTCCAGATCCCGGGCGCAGGCGCAGTACCCAAAGCTGATGGTACTTCCCGTGCAAAACCGCATCTCCTTTTTGCCGTCGTGGTAGCTGGCCGCCGCCTTGGACACCTGCTCCCGCAGCTTGTCGATGTGGTTCCGCCGCAGCTCCTCGTAGGTCTTGCGGACGATCAGGATCTTGATCCCCGGGTAGCGCAGGCACAGCGCCACGGCCTTAAAGTCCACAAACCAGCTCTTCCCTCCGCCACGCGCCCCGCCGAAGGCGATATACTTGTGCTTTTCCTTCAGCGCTTCCCGCTGGCGGTCGTTGGGCCGTCCCAGCGCCAGCCGGATCTTCGCATCACTCACTCAGCTCTTCCGCCTCCTCGTCCAGCACGACTTCCACGGCCTCCGGCCCCTTGCCCGTCTCCTTGTCCAGCTTCGCCTGGTTCAGCAGGTTCGGCTGGTCGAACACATCCCGCAGGATGGCCGCCAGATCCTTGGTGGCGCTCACCAGCTCCCGCAGGCTCTTGGAGTTCAGCCGCTTGCCCAGGCTCTTTTTTTCGATGGCCGCGCTCAGGTTCCGCGCCGTCCGCCGGATGCCCTCCAGCTCGTCCGCCAGCGCCCCGGCCTGCTGCTCCTTCAGTTTCTGTTCCGCTTTTGCGGCAGTTTCGGCCCGGTGTTCCGCCCTCAGCTTCGCCCAGCCTTCTTTAGAGGCCACCTCCGACAGCTGGCTCATGCTCACGCCGTGCTTTTTCGCCAGCTCCCGGTAGCTTTTCTCCCCGGTCACATATTCCGTTCGGATTTTTCCCCAGTGGTAGCGCGTCTTTTTCTTCGGCGGGGCCTTGCTTCTGGCCGTCTTCTTCGTCTGCTTTTCCGCGTTCCGCTCCTCCGCCATGTCCCGGCCCCCTCTCTTCGTTATTTCCGCTGCGTTTTCCACAGGGCCATTGTGGCACATCTCCCCGTCCCGTTTCTCCCCGGAAAAATTTCTCGAACTTTTTTTCAAATTCTGCTTGACTATTTATCATTTATGATATATAATAATCACGTAATCAAGATTGAGCCGCGGGCGGGACAAAGCCGCCGGGCAGGGGAGATAGAACCATGAGCAAGAATTGGTACGCGGTACAGGTCGGCAGCAACTACGCCTCTGATAACGGCAGCACCGTGAAGCGCGAAGCGCTCCGCATGGCCCGGCAGGAAGCCAAAAAGCCCGAGAACGACGGGCTGGAAGTCCGTATCGCCGTGTGTTCCACGGACGATGATTATTGCCAGGCGGTACAGGTCGGCAGCAACTACGCCTCTGATAACGGCAGCACCGTGAAGCGCGAAGCGCTCCGCATGGCC